CCAGGCGGAGTCCTTTCGCTATCTTCAATTGAGAAACCAAATAATCTCGCAGCCATTATTAGATACTAGACTTGTCGTCTAGTTATTTATCATCTGATCAGAACCTCTCCTGGGTTAGAACCAGTTGATTGAAGTGATTCACCGATTGTGAAGTACTGAACCGAGAAGGTTACCTGGAAATTCTCAACAGCATTGGTCGAATCGTAGTTCAATTCGATCGCTGAAATTGTTTGTGGGAAAATGTCAAAGAACTTGTAAGTTCTCAAAATTGCTGATTCTCCACCATCATTGTTTTGTGAGAATGCTGTTGCTCCTCTTCCAAGTTGCTGAACATAAGCGTCAGTCATGTAAGAGGTTGGGTTTGTAACTCCAGTTGCATCATCCAACTTGGACAGTTCGTTTGCCCATCTCTCAAAAGCGGTTCTCAGTTTGAAGTCCTCATCATTGAGAACAGTGACAGTCCAAGGATCAAATGTTCTGTCACCAGCAACTTTCAAACTTCTTCCTCTGAAAGGAACAGCAACTTCAGCAACGTTTGATGCAGGAAGTTGTGCTGCTGTACAAAGGAATTTGAAAGTTCCATTCTCACCGTCGTCTCCACTTCCCCAAGCCTCAGAGACTGCGGCAGGGAAAGCGGGGATCGAGACTTCGAACAGATTGGGGCGAGCGCCGCCGCCCGCCAGTTTAGATTTAAATTGTGAAAGGGTTCTTGTTTCGGCCATTGTTAGTTCCTCCTGTGTTTATGTAGTAATGATCAAACAGTTCCAACAACTTCTTCGAATGCAACGCCAGTGCGGGTTGCGACGAAGGTCAAGGTGACGTAGTTGATAGACTTGGTTGGTTTCAGATAGATGTCCGCTCTGAATTCATTGTTGTCAATCACATCAGGAGTGTTATTTGTCTCATCACAAACAACCAAGAAGTCATAAAGTCCTCTCTTCGCTTGGACATCGCGGAGATAAGGTTCAACGATGTTCACAAAGTTTGATCTTGTGTTGACATCATTGAGTTCGAAGAGTTGTGCATTTGCTGCACCCTCAAGTGCCTGCTCAACCGTAAGGAACAAACGACGAACGTTAATTCTGTCGAATGCTGAAGCATATCCGAGACCAGTCTTATCACCGAAGAGGAGAATTCCTGTACCCTTCTGGTTGATAATTGGGTTAACTCTTGCTGTGTACAAGAGATCTCTTTGTGCTTTGTTGGGGTTGTAAGCAAGTTTGATTGCGTTGTTCAGAACACCTCTTTGCTGACCCGCTGGTGAGAACCAAGGATAAGCGAGGATTCCAGTTCTGACCATCAGACCTGCGGTGTCACCGTTACATGGGATGTAACGGAACTCGTTATTGAAACGATCGTAGGTGTACTTATAACCGCTGTCAAAGACCGCGTAAGAAGAACTTGACAGAGGAGCGAAGTATCTCAGCAGGTTATTGGTTGCTGTTGTTGCGTTGGTAACTCCAACAACGTTTGCTCTGTGAGGTGAAACACAAGCAACACAATCTTTTCTTGACTCAGCAAGAGAGATGATGTAATTTGCTTTTGCTTGGGTGGATGACTCAGTTGTCAGACCAGGACCCATCATGATGAAGTCAACTGCTTCCTCGTCCTTGTTATCGAAGTAACCGTAACCAGTTACCAGATCACCGAGTTCGGCTTCCATTCCACCGCCTGCTTGGTAATCAACACCACCAGTAATGGTGTAACTTACGTTGCCAAGTGCGCTGAACTTAACACCCTGTGCGGTTTGACCCCAAAGACCTTCAGCAGTTGTGTAAGCAGTGAAGTCTGTTGAGAATCCAGTTGCCAGAGGAGCAGTGCCCCAATAAGCGTCATCACCATTCGATGGGTTGTAACCAGCGAAGATGTAACTGGAACCTTGAGCGATGTAATCCTTATAATATGTCTTAGTTGGTGCGTCACCATCTGCAGAAGCGTCTGATGCCTTAGAAAGATTCAGGTGCTTCTCAAGAACGTTGCCTTGAATTCCTGTTACAGAACCAGTGTCATCAATGACAACAACGTGGAGAGTGTCTCCGCCGCCATCTCTGCTGGTTGAATAGTTGCTGCTTACAGGTTTTGGTGCAAGCGACTTCCAATAAACTGTGGAGTTGGTCAGACCCAGAGTTTGTTGATCGTACCAATCAAGGATGGAAGCAGCAGTTGCTGTTCCAGTTGTGACTCCAGAGTTGTTGATCAGATTCAGTGAATCGGATGCTTCGAAAGATTGACCTGGGTCACTCTGACGATAATTGATTGGATAAGTTGTTCCAGCAGAAGAAACTCTCGCAACAATCTTAACGTCGATTGTTGAGTTTGAGTTAGTCGCGTCTGTTGTAACACC